AAATTATTGAAGTAGTTGAAGAAACTCTTGATAATGATATAACAAGAAATGGAAATGCGTTGGATACACAAATTATTGAGGCATCGTCAGACGAGGGTACGATTTATCCTTATGGTGGAGTCAGAATAACTGTGCGTGTAATGTATGAATTTACAAGGGGGACTGCATAATGGCTATGGATATAGTAATGGTTAAAGGAGACACCAAAATAAAAATCTCGCCTGACTTTCAAGAGTATTACGAAAAACGAGGTTTTACTGTTGAGGGTAAAAATAAAAAAATATCAGTTGAAAAAGAAACGCAAAAAGTTATAAAAGAATTAAAGAAAGAAAAGGAGTAATAAATTATGGCTACTCATCATGGTAAGGACGCAGTTGTTCATATTGGCGGAACTAACATCGGTCAAGCAACTGGATTCACTGTTGATACAACACACGACATCGTAGAGGACACAGCATTAGGTTCATCAATGAAATCTTATGTTGTAGGAAGAGGCACATACACAGCGTCAATCGATATGAATTTTGACGATGACGACACAGCACAAGGCAACCTAACACAAGGTGCTAGTGTTAGTGTAGAGTTCATGCCAGAGGGTTCAGGTTCAGGCGAACAAAAATTGTCTGGGACTGCAATCGTGACTGGAATGAGTGTAGGTGTGACTTTAGATGGAGTGACTACAAGAACAGTATCTTTACAAGGTAATGGCGGTCTAACTATCGGTACAGTATAATTTAATTTATGCCTGACGATAAAAAACCCGATTATTTTGACGGAATACGAAGTCATTTTGAAGAAACTGAAATAAGAGTAATAGAAGTTCCTGAGTGGGGACTTGTAGGCGATAAAGCTATTTACGCTAAACCTTTTAATATGATGGAGAAATCCAAATTATTTAAAGGTGCGAATAACAACGACCTAAATATTCTTATTGATGTCATAATTGAAAAAGCGTTAGACAAAGATCATAAAAAAATGTTTGATGCTACTCACATACTTAGTTTTAAAACAAAAGCAGATACAGATGTTATTGCCAGAGTTTCGAACCAAATTTTAGGAACGAACTTTGATGACGTTAAAAAAAACTAAAAAATCCTGAAGTCTATAATGTAATGGCTCTCGCTGAGAGATTACATAAAACAATCCCTGAAATATTGCAAATGAGTGTCTTTGAGTTTAATATGTGGTTAGCATATTTTGAAGAACAAAGATTAGAGATTGAACGGGAACAAAATAAATATAAAAACAAATTAAGATAATGGCTACAAAAAAAGTAAATATAGATATAGTTGCTAAGGATAAATCCAAACAAGCCCTTAATAGTATCAAAGGGAATCTTGATGGCCTTAAACGATCTGTATTTAATTTAAAAAATGCTTTTATTGGTTTAGGTGCTGGTCTTGTAATAAAAAATTTAGTTAATGTAGGTCAGTCAGTCGAATCACTGCAAGTCAGATTAAAGTTTTTATTTGGTAGTGTTGAGGAGGGTTCAAAAGCCTTTGACAACATGGCTAAGTTTGCGGCTAAAGTTCCTTTCTCATTAGATGAAATTCAAGCTGGTGCGGGTAATCTTGCAGTAGTTTCAGAGGACGCAGACCATTTAGCAAAAATATTAGAAATTACTGGTAATGTAGCCGCTGTGACAGGACTTGATTTTGTCACTGCCGCAAATCAAATACAAAGATCATTTGCTGGTGGTATAGCGGCGGCAGATATATTTAGAGAAAAAGGTGTAAGAGATATGCTTGGGTTCTCTGCTGGTGCAACAGTATCGGCGGAAGAGACTATTGCCGCTTTTGAAAAGGTGTTTGGTAAAGGCGGTAAATTTGGAAATACAACAGATGCTTTAGCACAAACATTTGAGGGAACTTTATCAATGCTAGGCGATAAAGTATTTTCTTTCAAAAAAACTATTGTTAAAGAGGGTTTCTTTCCTGAACTTAAAAAACAGTTTGGAGACTTAAATAAATTTATAGAAGATAATCAAGATACAGTTGATAAGTTTGCAAAACAAATTGGTACAGGACTTGCTATTGCAGTCAGAAAAATTGCTGATGGTTTTAAATTTGTTAATGAAAATTTAGACAGTTTTATTTTAGGTATAAAAATAATCATATCTTTAAGTGTTGCAAAAGTATTTATGGGGATTGCAACAGCAATATTAAATGTAGCAAAAGCCACAATGGCACTTGCCGCTGGTGCATCAGCAGTTAAAAAAGGATTTGTCGGTTTAGTTAGTATTTTTGCAACAGGCGGTATTGCTTATTTAGCTTTCAAAGAAATAGATAAATTGTTTGATGATTTTTTAATTAAAATGGACGAGGCTGGTGGAAAATCTCATGCTTTTGCAGATGGTTTTAATGGTGCTATGAAAGCGACAGCCAATGGTGCAAAAGAAGCATTAAAATCAATAGAAATTTTAGAACATAAAGTTTTTAATATAAAAAAAGCATCAAAAGAATTATTAACAGAAAATGAAAAAGTATTTGAAACAATTAGAGAAAGAAACAAAACTGAAACTCAACTTATAAAAGAAAGAGTAGATAAAGAATTAGAATTAGTTAGAGAATCAAAAGCCGCTTTAAAAACATTATTAGATCAACAAGTTCTTGATGGAGAACTGACTCAAGAAATGGCTAATATAAAACTTTTAGAGGGAATGAAAGATTTTGAAAAATTAAAAACTTTAATTGTTACTGAGGGTGCTAAAGAAAGATTAAAAATAATACAAGATGAATTGCAAAAGATTGAAGAAACAATGCAACAAAATTATGATAAAAATTTAAGAGCAATTAAAAACAGACAATTCCATGAATTAGAACTAGAAAAATTAACAAAAGAACAAGTTGTAGATTTAACAAAAGCTACTGGTAGAGAGGTACTAGACGAATTAAGCAAACATAACAGAGCAATATTTGCATTAAATAAAGCATTAGCAATAAAAGACGCTGTAGTTAATACTGCAAGAGGTGTATCAAAAGCGTTAGCACTTGGCCCGTTTGGAATACCTTTAGCTGTTGCCATCGGTGCTTTAGGTGCGGCTCAAATTGCTACAATAGCATCAACTAAATATCAAGGCAGACGACTTGGTGGTAGAATGAATCAAGGCCAACCATACATGGTGGGCGAGGCTGGGCCAGAATTAGTAGTACCCGATAGAGCATCAAATGTAGTTCCAAATAATAAACTTGGTGGCGGACAACCAGTGACAGTAAACTTTAATATTAATACTGTTGATGCTAGAGGATTTAACGAATTATTAGTTAATAGCAGAGGTGTAATTGTAAACATGATAAACAGTGCTGTGAATGAAAAAGGTAAGGCGGCATTAATATGAGTGGGGCTTTACCAAACACAAACTTTGAGGCAATCAATTTAAAATCAAATCAAAAAACTTTATTTAGTGAAACTGATAGTGGCAAAACATTTAGGAGACAAGTTCAAGGACAAAGGTTTAGTTTTACAGTTTCATATCCTCCTATGACTAGATCAGAGTTTGCCCCGATCATGGCTTTTATTATTAAGCAAAGAAGTAGAAAAGAAAATTTCACAATAACCTTGCCAAGCACACTAAATGCACTTGGTAATGAAACAGGAACTCTACTCGTGAACGGGTCACACTCTGCCGCTGATACTACTATTGCTATTGATGGATTTGCGGCTGATGGTGCTGGAAGATTGAAAGCGGGAGACCTAATTAAGTTTGCACATGATAAAGTTTATATGGTTGTAGAAGATGTGACATCATCAAGTAATGCCGCAACTGTGACTATCGAACCACCTTTAAGAACTGCTTTAACAGATGACAGTTCTGTTACTTATGACTCTGTTCCAGTAACAGTTCATTTAGTAAGCGATGTTCAAGAGTTTCAAACAAACTCTAACGACAAAGATGGTAATTTATTATTTAAATTTGAGTTTGATGTTATTGAGAGTTTATAATGGCAAGAGGATTATCGAGTGCGGTAAAGACAGAATTAGCAACAGGGGTTATTGACCCGGTATTACTTGTAGAAATAGAGTTTAACACACCAGTGTATTTAACAAACGCCAGCTTTGATATAACATCTAGTGTATCAGGCTCATCAAGAACTTATCAATCAAATGGACATTTTAAAAATATTACAGGCATAAACGAGACAAACAAACCTACAAAAAACAGTTTACAAATTAGTTTATCTGGAGTCGATCAAAGTTACATATCAATAGCTTTATCTGAAAATATAATTAATAAAGAAGTTTATATTTACAGAGGTTTTTTAGATACAAACAATGATTTATTAGCTGACCCTTTTTTACTATTTTTTGGGACAATAGATGAGTACAAAATTTCTGATAATACAACTACTGCAAATTTAGTTTTAAATTTAACTTCACACTGGGGTAATTTTCAAAAAACAAGTGGTAGAGTGACAACAGACAATTCACAGCAAAGACATTTTAGTAACGATAAAGGTATGGAGTTTGCGGCACTTACAGTCAGAGATATTAAATGGGGTAGAGTATGACAAGTTTTCATTTTTATGAGGCTACTAATAAAAACATGGACGAGATATTT